GAGGAGATGGTGAGGCGAATGGTGCCGGTGGTAGTAGTGGCATTTGCTGCGGTATAGAGTCTTACCTCACTCGCCGCATTGCTGAGCGCCGACCCGCCGCCGATCGCAACTAGGTTTTCCGTCGCGGTGCTGTAGATGCCGATGCCTTGGACGGTCTCTTCGGTCGCCGTGTAATGTGCCCCGACGACCTGCGCCGCCTTGTCTGTTGCGTCGGCGGCTGTATTTCGCAGAACTACCGTAGGTGAGGCCATCGCCTGCGTCACAGTGATGCCAGCAGTGAACGAGGGGCCAGCCGTCGGCTGCACCGAGAGCGTGGTACGCGCCGCCTCCGCGTTGGCGTCGTCAATCAGACTGCGCCCAAACGACGTGCAGGTGATCTCCTCCACGTCGCCAGCACCAGCAGACGAGCGACCGAGCAGGCGGTCGGTGGCGGAGACGTTTTGGATTTTGGCGTAGGTGACGGCGTCGTTGTCGATCGTCAGCACCGTGCCGGTGCTCGAGATCGTGATGTCGCCCTTGTCGCCGTCGCTAAACCCGACGCCGGCCACGCCTGTCGGGCCGGTTGCGCCGGTTGGCCCTGTCACGCCTTGGGAGCCTTGACTGCCGGTGGAGCCGGTCGGGCCTGTGGCGCCGGTCGCGCCCACGGATCCCGTGTCGCCAGTCGCGCCCTGCGCTCCGGTTGGCCCTGTTGCGCCGGTCGATCCGACGTCGCCTTGGGCACCCGTCGCGCCTGTTGGCCCAGTCGCACCCACGTCGCCTTGCACGCCTTGCGATCCGACAGCTCCTGTCGGTCCTGTCGCGCCGGTGGCACCGACGGATCCCGTGTCACCGACGATGCCTTGCGGCCCGGTGCTGCCTGTCGGCCCAGTAGGCCCGGTCGACCCGACTTCGCCTTGTGCACCGACAGCGCCCGTTGGCCCAGTGACGCCTTGGTCACCTTGGGCACCGGTCGGGCCGGTGGCGCCTGTCGCGCCAACGGATCCCTGCGGCCCTGTGCTGCCAGTTGGCCCGGTGACACCTTGCTCACCCTGCGAGCCGGTCGGGCCAGTGGCACCGACCTCACCTTGGCTACCAACGGCACCTGTTGGCCCTGTCACGCCTTGATCACCAGTGGCGCCTGTCGGGCCGGTCACGCCCTCGTCACCCTGGGCGCCGGTCGCACCCGTCGGCCCAGTCACGCCCTGGCCACCGACAGCGCCTGTCGGCCCGGTCGCGCCGGTTGCGCCCACGTCACCCTCTGATCCCGTTGGCCCTGTTGGCCCTGTGTTGCCGATGTCGCCCTGCGCGCCAGTGGCACCAGTTGGGCCTGTCACGCCTTGCTCACCTTGCGACCCGGTTGGGCCTGTCACACCTTGGGTGCCGCTGGCACCGGTTGGTCCGGTGACGCCTTGCTCACCTTGGGCACCCGTTGGGCCGGTCTCGCCGATAAGACCTTGGGCACCCGTCGGGCCTGTTGCGCCTGTCGACCCAACGTCGCCCTGCGCGCCAACGGCACCGGTTGGTCCGGTCGGGCCAGTGACGCCTTGCTGGCCTTGCGCGCCAGTCGGTCCGGTGCTGCCAACGTCACCGACGGCTCCCGTCGGGCCTGTCTGGCCAACGTCGCCGACCACGCCTTGGGCGCCGGTTGGCCCCGTCGGCCCTGTCGAGCCTTGTGCGCCCGTGTCGCCGGCGACGCCTTGCGCTCCGGTCTGGCCTGTCGCGCCTGTCTCGCCTGTTGGCCCGGTGACACCCTGCACACCCTGCGACCCGGTTGGCCCGGTAACGCCTTGGATGCCTTGCGGTCCCGTCGCGCCGACGTCGCCTTGGCTACCGGTCGGCCCAGTCAATCCGATCAGGCCTTGCTCGCCTTGGGCGCCTGTGGCACCTGTCGGGCCGGTAGCGCCGGTGTCGCCGACGGCTCCAGACGAGCCGGTCGGCCCCGTCGCTCCCGTGGCGCCCTGCGCGCCCGAGCTGCCCTGTGCACCGGTCGGGCCTGTTGCACCTGTGCCTCCGATGTCGCCTTGCGGTCCTGTCGGTCCTGTCGATCCGACGGCGCCCGTGGAGCCGACCGAGCCTGTGGCACCCACGCTTCCGGTCGGGCCTGTCGCGCCTTGGACGCCCTGCGGTCCGGTGATCGATTCGCCCTGGGCGCCAGTTGGCCCGGTCGCACCGGCAACGCCCGTGGCACCGACGCCGCCCGTCGATCCTTGCGGGCCGGTTGGCCCGGTCGCACCTGAGGTCGAGAACTCCGTCCACGTCGTCAGGTCGCTGCCCAGCTGCCACAGCAGGCCCGTGGCCGTGACGTGCACGAGCATGCCGGCCTCGCGTCGTGCGGACGGGATCGCGTCCCTGTCCGCATTGCTGGCGACCGTGCGGTAGCCGCCCTTGCCGTAGAGCGCCTCGTGGCTCGGGTGCACGTCGGTCGTGTCGAACGGCACGACCGGCGCGGCGACGTTCGTGCCCTTAATGTTGGCCATCAGCTCACCACCACGACGACGGTGCCGGTGATCGGGTACGTGCTGCGGTAGATCGTGTAGCTACGTGCGGCCTGCGCCGTAAACGTGATCGACCTGGTCGTCGTCTCCCAGGCAGAGTTGACCAAGCCGCCGACCGTAAACGTGGGCGAGCCGAACGACGCCGGGAGCACAAAGTGCAGGTAGGCGGCCGTCGCCACGATCGTGCGCGTCTGGCTGCGGCCGTCGGCCATGTCGCTCGTCAGCTGCGACGCAATCTGGCCGTCCGTGATCGCCGCGGCCGTGCTCGCGCCCCACCACCGCAATAGCAGGGCAGGGGAGGTGGCCGTGTCGTCCGCGACGGCCTTCGTGTGGACGCGCATCGTGGCTCGGAACCCGTCGCCGTACCGCCAGACCGGGATACCTCGAGGTGCCGCCACCTCGTACGTCACGTCGGAGCCGCTCTGCGTGTCGACCACGCGGTCGTGCCGCTGCGGCACGCCCAGCGGAAAACTGGCCGTCTTGATCACGAAGTCCCGAGACTCCCACCGCTCGACGACGCCGTTCTGGTCGGCAGCCTCAAAGACGGAGCTGCCGACCGTCGCCGTGAGGTTCACAGTCGTCGCACCGCGCACGTACCGCACCGTCCGCCCGGCCGAGGTCGCCAGCCGGTCAGCCAGCCAGGACGCACCTACGGCGAGCATGTCGGACATCGGTCACTCCACGGCGCCACAACGCCGCCGCGGCGCGTCGTGGATACGCGCCGGCGGCGGGTTGCGGCAGGTCTCGGACTCGCGTCGGATCAGCGCTCGAGCTTGACGCTCACCGTGGACGCACCCGTCACGGCCTGCGCGACGGCGTAGCCCATGTTCACGCCGGTGACGGTCGTGGCGACGCCGCTGGTGGCGTACCACTTGACCTGCGCACCGGCCGCGATGGTCTCGCTGTTCGCACCCGAGGAGTGCTTCGGCACGCTGTAGACGCCCTCGACGGCGACGACACCGACCGCACCGTTGGCGATGGGGCGCGGCGCGACACCGACGAGCGAGCCGATCACGACCACGTCGCCGGCGGCGATCGCGCCGCTGGCCGTGTGGTCGAGGTAGTAGCCATTCTGAACCGTATCTGCCATGGAACTGGTCCTCTGCTGCTGATGGGTGTGGGTGCCGGCGGGCGGACACGCTGCCCGCCCGCCGGCGAATGATCACGACACGGCTCAGACGTCGACCTTGACGCCCGCGAGGTACTCCGCCTTCGACACGCCGAAGTCGTAGTAGCCACGCATCTGGACCCCGAGCACGTTGAAGTCGGCCTCTGCCGTCTCCACCACCGGGCTCTGCACGCCGTTGAGGAACGCCACCTCCATCACCGGCAGGTCGGCCGGCGAGGCGAGGAGGTAGTGGTCGGTCACGTTGGTGAGGTAGGTGGAAGCCACCACCTCGTAGCGACCGGCCAGCACGTTCCGCTCCGGCTGACCCGTGGTGGCACCGCTCTGGATCAGGGCGGAGCCCATGATCTCCAGCGCGGCGACCTCGAGGTCGACCGGCACGAGCAGGATCCGCGGCGTCACCGCCAGCGGGTTGCCGTCGGGGTCCTTCAACTTCCTGAAAGTGGTCACCACGTTCTTGAGGCTCGACACCGACAGCGCCGCCGACGCCGGCGTGGTGCCGGACGTCATGAGGTTCTTGCGGGCGGTCGTGAAGAACGACGCGTCGTCGAGGAACGCCGTCCAGAACACGTCGTTGAGCTTGAGCGCACCACCACGACCGATCCGCTGCGGCACCGCGGTGAGCGCACCCAGGTCATCGTTGATGAGGTCGGTGCGGGTGACCGACGTCATGATGCCGTAGGTGCTCGCCGAGATCGTCCGCGACTCGTCGCTCGTCGCCGCGTGCTTCAGCTCGCCGCCGTTCGCCACGGCCTCGAACTTCATGCCGCCGTTGAGCCGGTACGACGTCAACGTCTTGAAGTCGTTGACCGCACGCACCGCCGAGATGCTCCGCCACGCCGACTCGACGCTGTCGAAGCCGGCCAGGAGGAACTTGTTGACCGTCGCCGACAGGATGCCGCTGATCGAGTGCGTCGACCAGGCCGCCTGCAGCACCGGACGCAGCGTCGAGCTGGTGATCTTCTGCGGGCCGTCGTAGCCGTTGGCCACGGCCGCCTGCAGGATCACCTCGCCGAGCGTGATCTGCCCGCGGGCCTTGTGCGCCGCCTCGAGCACCTTGGCGTCGTACTTCTGCTCGACGCCCGGCAGGCCACCCTGCATGGCGAACGAGGCCTGGATGACGTCCGCCGAAGGCGGGGCGTGCTCGACGATGTGCACGGCCGGGGCCGCCGGCCGCTCGTCGCGGGCCGCCTTGAGGTTCTCCATGTCGGTGACCTTCTTGTTGAGGACGTCGACGGTGGCGATGAGCTTGGCCAGGTCGACAGCCGGTGCAGGATCGGACTCCACGGCGACCTCCGCCGTGGCCGCCACGGCCGGGGTCGACACGACCTCGTCCGTGGGCTTGGTGGTGGCGTCAGCCGCCATGGTTTCCTCCTCGACGGCCTCTTCGGCCGCGATGGCGACGCTGGTCTCCGCGTCAGCGCCCAAGGTGACAAACGAGACCTCGCGGAGAGCGGAGGCCCTTACGATGCGGACAGGCCCCATGTGGGTCTGCCCGTTTGCGGCGGCGACGGCGTCGGCGTCGACCTTCTGGTGGCGGCGGACGTCGGCGCCGACACTGGCCTGCCAGGCGTAGCCTCGCTCGGCCAGGGCGAGCACCTGGCGGGCCGTGTCGGTGTCGGCCATGATCTCGCCCTCGACGATCAGCTTGGATCCCTCGACGCGGACGCTGTCCGTCTGCCCGAGGATCGACCCGAGCCCGTAGTCGTGACCGAGAACGATCGGGATACGCTGCTTGGTTTGCATGCCGGCCAGGTCGATCACGACCGGCTCGCGGCTCCAGCCCTGACGGATCGGAGCGCCGGTGTAGGCCTCGATCGTGAACCGACGCGGGGAGGCCGCAGCCTCGCCATCGGCGGCCTGGAGAAACGTCACGCTGGTGTCGAGTTTCAGAGTGTTCATAGGAAGTCGATCAGCTCCTCGAGGTCTTCGTCGTGGTCGAAGTCGTCCACGTCACGCCTCCTGTGGATTGCCCTCCTGCATGGGCTGCGCCGCACCACCCAGGTCGATCGGCAGCCCCAGCTCACGCATCAGCTCCAGCTCGGCCGCACGCTGCCGCAGCTCGACGTCCCACCGCTTGCCCTGGCGGGCGTACTCGCTCGCGAGCGTCGTCGTGTGCGTACGCAACCGCACCTCGGCAGCCGACGCCTCCTTGCCGGGGTCGACGTGCTCGCGGCCGTCCCAGACCCAAGCCCAGTTCCACTCCGAGAACGGCGGAAGGCCGTCCGGGATGACGCCGGCCAGGCTGGCCTCGTTGACCCACGCGGCCAGCACGCGGTCGAGGCAGACCCGCTCGAGCTGGTCGCGGTCGACGCGCTGCATCAGGCCGTAGACCTGGTGGTCCATGCGGCCACTGGCGTAGTTGTAGGACGAGCTGTCGAGCGCGGCGACGTTGTACGGCAGCTGCATGCAGCGGGCGATCTCGTTGAGGATCTCGCGCTTGAAGTCCTTGTAGGTGCTCGTCGGCTGCTCGGCCTTGAGCTGCGAGATGTCCCAGCCTTCCGGCAGGGTCACGAGGCTGCGCTTGCGGATCTCCATCTCGGCGAACGCGTCGACCTCGTCCACCTCGGCGGCCGGACTGTTCGAATGAATGAACGCCGCGAAATCCGCGGCCGTCTCAGCGGCCGCAATCACGGCCTCGGTGTACCGACGCAGCTGGCCGAAGAGCCGGAGCGCGGGTGCCACCTCGGGCATGCCGCGGTTCTGGCCGGGACGCTGCCGGCGGAACCAGTGGATGACCGCTGCTGCCGGCACGCGCTGGAACTGCAGGTTGTTTACGCGGTAGTTGCTGCCCGGGTGGAAGTTGAGCACCTGGTAGGCAACCACGTTGCCGGTGGCGTCAAACTCCAGACCGTCGACCGTGTTGCCCTCGGGCGTGATCGTCTGCCGCATCAGCTCGGTCGGGGTTGCGACCATCTCGGCCTCGACGAGCCGCAGGTCCAACTGCACGCCCGGCAGGCGGGCGTTGTTGACCATCAGTGCGAACGCCTCGCCGTCGACGACGAGCGCCTCGCGCATCGTCCTGAGCTTCGCCGGCAGGTCGATCGTCGTGCCCCAGTCGTAGAACGCCCGCTCGACGACACGCGCGGCGTCGTCCTGGACGTCGAGCTGCAGCCGCGGGCCGGTGCCGACCAGGTCGCTTGCGAGCGTGGCCGAGATGCCGGCCAGGTACGAGTTGTTGTTGCGCTCATACCTCGCGCGGTTGCGGATCGTGCGACGCACGACCGGCGAAAGCTGCGCGTCGGCAGAGAATGCGTCCGCGACCTGCCAGTGCTTGTAGTCGTCGCCCAGCTGCGACGCCTCGTACCGCCCGCGCACGACCGGAGCCGCGACGGGGCGCGGCTTGGCCTTGGCACGGAAGAAGTCGAGGAATGCCATCAGGAGTACGGCGATGGTGTGAGCTGGTTAAACCGCAGGCCACGCCTCGAGGTCGATGCGGCCGCCTTGCCTGTCAGGTACTTGTCCGCGGCGATCTGGTCCTGGATGGACTGCGCCTCTACCTCGCCGGCGTCCGTGCGGACGCGCTTGGGGCCGGTGGCGGTGTCTTCGATGGCCTGCTCGATGGCGTCGCTCATAGTGGCGACGATAGAGCGCGCGCGAGCGCAGACCGCAGGGGGTGTGGCCTACTTGGCAGCCATAGCCAGGCCGATGTTGGCCAGCGCGTAGCCGGCCCACGCGATGGCCATGCCGGTGCTGCCCTTCGACCACTGGTCGCAGGCCACCGCGAGGTAGACGACGCCGACGCCGAGGATGAGCGGAGCGGACATGGTGCTGCTGCGTGTTACGTAGTTTCACCAAAAACGACCACGGCGGGTTCGGCGTGCCGGATTATCGGGCCGGTGCCTGCCCGCCGGGGTCGCTGTTCGATGGCGATCTCACTGAACCGTTTCGCTGCCTTCTTGTGAACCGTTTCGCGGATCGCCTTGTGTGCGGCATATTCTGAACATCAACCGCCGCTCGTCGTCGGTCATCTCGCAGCACAGACGAGCCAGCACCGACGACAGCGCCTCGCGCTCCGCGTCGGTGAGCCGCAGCCGCTCGATCTCGTTTGCCGCCTGGTCCATCAGGTCGCTCGCCGGTGCGGCGTTCACGTCGTGCGTCCACCGGCGCAGGCGGGTCACGATGTCGGTCATGCACCCATCCTCCGCAGCTCGATCTTGCGGACTGGTGCCGTCGGGATGGTGACCTTGCGGCGATGGTTTCTCGGCGTGTTCACGCCCACCGCCGTCACGCCGGCGTAGCTGGCCGCCACGGCCGCACCCACCACGCAGTCGAGCCAGTGGTTGTCACGGCCTGGCAGCGTCCGCCACTCGTCAACGACACGGCCGCGTGCCTCAGTGCGCACTGGGTACTCGGCGGCCAAGTGCTCGAGCAGCATGGCGTGGTCGCCGGCGTGAATTGTGAACGCCTGCGGGTCGGCGGCCGGCAGCTTCAGCCGCGCCGCAATCAGTGTCTTCCAGGCGTTGGTGTCGTAGAGCACGTGTCGCTGCTTTTGGATCGTCGACGTCCGCCAGTTGCTGCCGACGCGCTCGCCGCGGTCAGGCCGCTTGTCCGACAAGGTCGAGCCGGACGCACCGACAAACCGGCCGTGGCTTGGCAGCACGCGTGGACCGTAGGTTGACCGCCTGGCGAAGTCACGCACCACGCCCTGCGTCTGCGCCCAATTGGCGTCGACCATGACCTGCGAGATCCGCAGCACCGCGTCGTCCGTCTCGCGTGCGAACTCGCGGTCCAAGAGCATGGCGGCCACCTCCGCCAACGCCTGGTTGGTGGCGGCCTCGAGCGACGAGAGCTTCGTCACCGTCTGCATGGTGCGGCGGATGTCACGGAGTGTGAAATACGCGCGGTTCTGCTCCGGCCACGTGCCGTAGGCCACGAGGTGGCCACGGAACTGGTGACCCCACGCCGCCACCGCCCAGTAGAGCGCCTTTTCCTGCACGTCGATGAATGCCGTCAGCGTGTCGAGCTGCCCGGGCACCACCCACCTGGCCACCTCGACGACGTTGCTCCGCACGTCCTCGCTGGTGATCGCGTTGGTCTGCGCCTCCTGACGCAGCGGCTGGTTTTGGTACTCCGACGCGAACACGTCCGGGCCGTCGTCGATGAACGCGTTGTAGGCGTGCTGGATTGCGGACTGCTCCCGCTCCGGGTCGTAGCAGCTCTCCCACGACACCTGGCAGCCGGCGTCCATCGCCTCGCGGTGGTCGCGGTAGTACGCGTCGGCCTCGGCCCACGCGCGGGCCTGGTCCCCTGGCGTGTCCTTGTCGAACGTCACCCGCAGCTCGCGGTACCGGCCGAGCCAGTCGTCCTCGTGGCGGTCCGCCCACTGCTTGACCATGGCGATCCGCTCGCCCTGCCACGCTGGGTACCTCTTCGTGTCGAGCAGCTGGTCGACCATGTCGTCGTGCTGGATGACCGTGGCGTTGACCACGCACGCGATGCTCGACCTGTGGCCGGCCAACTTCATCACCGATTTCGACAGGATCTCCAGCCGCTTGCTGCACTGCATCGGGCTGGCGGCGCTCTCGCGGGTCTGCGGGTCGTCGACGATGACGAAGTCGGGACGCAGCTGCGAGCCGTCGGGGCTCTTGTGACGCAGGCCGAGGATCGAGCCGGTCAGGCCGCGGGACATCACGATCGAGCCGGACGCCACCGAGCCAGGGATCGTCGGCATGACGATCGAGTCCGCCTGCCAGCGGATGTGCGTCTGCTCGCCCTGGTGCGTCTGGGAGTTGCACCGCTGCACCTTGCCCTCGAGCGCGCGGATCGCGTGACACACCTCCGGGAAGTCGTCGTGCAGTAGGTCGTTCTCGGCCAGTTCGAGCTTGACGCTGGCGATGGCCTTGGCTGCCAGTCCGCCTTCGCCGGCAAAGATCGCGCAGAACCGACGGTGCCCATACAGCGTCGCCCAGATGATCGCGTTCTCGCTAATCGTTGACTTGGCGAAGCCGCGGTAGACCGCGTTGACGAACCGGCCGCCGCCGATGATGCAACCTTGAATCCGCTCGATGACGCGTCGGTGGTCTGGGCTGAACGGAGTCAGGCCCGTCGACATCGGGAAGTACGTGATCAAAAAACGCTCGAGGTCGAGCCGGCAGGCGGCGCGGCGCGCTGGATCGACGACGCCGGGCACCTCGCCGATGTCGCTGCCAAGACGTGTCCGCTCGCGGGACCGCTCGATGTCCTGGCGGCGCTTGGCGTCGGTGGCTGGCGGAGTTTGTGGCATTCGGGAGAGAGTCGACGAAAACGAGGATGGTCGCCGCTGGGTGTACCGCTGGCACAGCGGCGAAGTACCTTTTTGCTGCTGCAGCACAGTGGCCTAGTCAATCGTCCCTTGTATCCATGTTGTGTCGCCGTAATCTGGCGAATGACGAGCCACGGCGTGACACATTGAGACAAACTGACGCTCGTTCATGTTTGTTTTGGCTCTGTTCACCATCGGTAGCACAACCTGCAAGTTCTCAACGTCGTCTGTGCCGCCAAGGCTTCGTGGATCTTTGTGGTCAAGCGACGACAGTTTCGGAGTGATCTCGATACCAGTCAAAGCACACTTGAAACCCTGACGCTCGACGATTTGCATGAGGTCTTTGATTGTGACCTTGCCAACGTGCTTCAAACGCATTGTCTTGCAACCGCTCATTACGAATGTCCTTTCGTTTGTTCAAGTTGGAATACACGGTTTGAGCCCACAACCTCCAAGGCTGCTCGACCCGCTTGCGCTTCTCGTAGTAGCGATATGCGTATTGAGATAGCAGAAGTCGGCACGTCGCCTCCCATTCAAGTCCGCTCTCCCTGACCACCCCGGTGAGGGCATTAGATTTACGCAGGTGACGCTTTCTGTTTCGCCTCCACCTCAACGAACGCAACCACACGGTGCACTTTTTAGACCACTTGTTTTCGCCCTTGCGCTTTACACGAGATGTGAAATTCCACGCTAATAACTGGAGTCGCTTTTGCCATTGCAAAGCCAATTCAAGCCTTTTTTCTTCGGCTTGGGGCATCGCGCAAGCTACGCCTTTATCAACCATGGCAACCGTTTGACCAGATGCGTCCAGGATCTTGACACGGTCTGCCAAATCAACAACGGTAAAGGTGACACGTTCGACCCGGATCATCGTTGCCTTGCCACAATCGTTGCGAGTTCTGCCAATCTCACCGTCTCGACAATCACCACGCTGTGCCTGTTGTTTGCGCGATGCCACACGATCGGCACCTTGCCATCTGGTGCGTCGGCCTTTGCCTGTTCAATGGCTTCCCACAGCGACAACCGCTCTGTGCGTTTGCACTCGACGTGTATAGGCACGCCATCGAGCACGACGTCAGGCGAATCCGGCCCGCCTTGGTACTGCACACCACGACGTGCGGTCACACCTAGCACAGCAGCCAACTCGGCCGCACACTCGCGCTCACCGCGCTTGCCCTTCTGGCGGCTCATGCGTCCCATGGTTGGCCTCCATGACGGACGTCATCCACGCACGCACAGGGTGCAGCAGCACGTGCCCGCTCTCCTCGCCGTAACGTGAACGCAGTGGCCCACGTGGCCCGACCTGATGCGAGTTGATGGCGGCCAGTTTGGCGTGTGACCCAGACCCAACGAACAGCGGCCCGCCACTGTCGCCCGGGGCGATCATGTACTCGAGCGGCGACGACTTGGCCCGTGCCGAGCAGGTGACGATCGGCCCGTCGATCGAGTCGATCGTCTGCGTGCCGGCTCGGAGCCGGCCGTCTGCGATCTCGTAGCCTCGCCACATGGTGCCCGTCACGCCGTAGCCGGCGACGATGCAGGCCTCGCCGGCCGTGACCGTCTCGGCAATCTCCGGGTACCAGGGCAGGGCACAGTCCTCGGTCGTCCGCAGGATCGCCAGGTCTTCGCTGGCCATGGCCAGCCGCTCCCAGCCCGGGTGCACGACGACCAGGTCGACGTCCCGTGACGTGTCCGCGAACGCCAGCCGCACGTCGTCGCAGCCGGCCACGACGTGTGCCGCCGTCAGCGCCCAGCGGCCGGCGATGACCACCGCCGTGGCCGTGTGCCGATGCCCCTCGGGGCTGCGGCAGCTGACCGCGGCCGTGTACGGCCGCATCTGCCGACCCAGCTCGAGGTACCGGGCATCCGGCACGCCGTCGTCCCTGGTCCCAGCGACGGCTGGGTGCGTCAGGGCTAGCGCGAGGATCACGACCAGGGCTCGCATGCCCTGACCGTACCGGCGGCCGGCGGTCGTCGAGCGGGGCTGTGGTCACGAGGCCTCCCGGCGTTTGGCGGCCAGCGCGGCCTCGGTGCGACGCACGGCGGCTGAGAACTCCGGGTCGAGCTGCCGCTTGGGCTGCTCACCGGCCGCTCCACGCTCGGGCCTGGCGTCGTCGTACTGGCCGCCCAGCACCCGGCGGACAAAGCCACTGCCGCAGAGCTGCACAAGTGTGGGTGGGGTTTTAAAAAATCGACACTTGGGCAGGTGGGCGATGGCCTGGACGGCCTCGTCCAGCCACCCTGGCTCCACCAGCCGCTCCTCAAGGCCGTCCGGGGGCTGCGGGTGCTTCCACGGACGTCCCGGGCCGGCGTTCCAGGCCGTCCGCAGCCGCTGCCAGCCGTCCTCGGTCTGCGCAGCCTCGCGCGGAGGAGGAGGAACTTCTTCTCTCCTCTCCTCTCCTCTGCGATGCGCGAGCGCCGGAACGTCCGATGCGCGCGCATCGGAAGGTCCGATGGGGCGTTTTCGGGCCGGATTGCGGTCCTCGTACGACCGTGCCCGGTCGGCTTGCTGGGCTCTCGACTTGGCCGCCTGGCTGAACCGGCGGTCCCATCCGGGGACAGCGACGGTAGCGGCCGTCTCGTCGATCTCCAGCCACCCGACGGCCGCCACGGC